AGCCTAGCGGAAGTTACACAATGGCAGCAGGCGCAACCTTCACACTCTACGGAATAGCGGCGGCATAATGGCAAATACATATACTTTAATTGCAAGTTCAACTGTTGGTAGTGGTGGTGCGGCTAATATAGATTTCACTAGCATACCTGGAACTTATACGGATTTAAAAGTGTTAGTATCTGGTAGAACTACTCAAGCATCAAATATTCGTGATTATTTTTTAATTAGATTTAATTCATCTACTTCTGGTTATAATCGTATATGGTTATATGGTTATGATAGTAATGTTGCTGGAAGCGGTAGTGCAACAGGTGCAACTTACGGATTTGTTGGAACAATTAACGGAGTTGATTCAACTGCATCAACTTTTAATAATGCCGAAATTTATGTGCCCAATTACGCTAGTTCTAAGAAAAAATCATTTAGCGTTGATGTCGTAACAGAAAACAATTCTGCAACTACTTGGATGGTAAATTTTACTGCTGGACTTTGGGATAATACTGCAGCAATCACATCAATTACTTTATTTCCAGCAGGAGGGGATATAACTTCTCCAACTGGAAACTTTGCTCAACACTCAACTGCTTACCTATACGGAATCAAAAACTCATAACAACTAAGGAGAAACAATGCCAAACCCAACTAAACTAATAATCAACTGCGAAACAGGAGTTCAAGAAGAAATTGAACTAACTGATGAAGAAGTTGCACAACGTGAAGCAGATGCAGCAGCATTTGCAGCAGAGCAAGCAGAGCGTGAAGCAGAGGCAGAAGCCAAAGCAGCCCTTAAAGCATCAGCAAAAGCAAAACTTATTGCTGGTCAACCTTTAACTGCTGAAGAAGCAGACGTTCTAGTCTTATAAATAAAAATACCCCCAAGGATTACCAAGGGGGTATTGTTTATAATTTTTAGGACTTACAAGGATACTTGCTGTACCATTCTTGGTACCGTGGTCCGTTCACAGAACTCCATGCTGACCAATCTTTACCACCCTTAGTCATGTGAAATGTTATTTGTGAATTAGTAACTGGGTTAAATAATTCAACGTTAGAGTCAAGATCGAATTTTTCTCTACGATCAGGACCCAGTTTTCCTATCATGTTTATTTGAAATACTCCATAAGAACTATCTCCAGTTTCTGAGTTGCCATTAAAAGCAAAAGGTCTTCCATTAGATTCAGCCTTTGCAATTGCACATGCTGTTCTTAATTTATCACCTTTAAACCCTATAGCCTTCAATAGGTCAACTAACTGGCTATCAGTTAATTTATGAGCATTTTCATATTTTTTTAATATACTCTCCTTAGAAACCAGAAAAGCCCCTGTAGGGGCTGGAACGGCTTCAACGGAGGGTTTAGTCAATAAATTATTATCTAAAGCATTAGCAGAATTGCTAAAAGGCGCAACCAAACCAACGATAGATAGTAACCCCAACCAAACCTTCTTTTCAATGTTTCTCATTAGTGTTACCTCCTTAGAAACAAAAACTACCTTTCGGTAGTGTATTAATTATAACATGATTTAGGGATTAAAGTCAACTTTATCAATATACCCGCACATTTATTAAAAATATTATAGTATGAAGTGGTATAATAATAAGATTATGGCTACTGGTGCAACCGCAAACTACGATCTTCCTTATCCACTATTTAGTGATCCTGTAAACATTCATGGAGATTTTCAAGATTTGGCAGAACAGATTGAACTTATATTACCTAGTCTTGTAAATCATACTATAGAGGTTAGAAATGTAAGTGGTGCAAGTATTGCAAAAGCAACCCCAGTTTATATAACTGGTTTTTCAACAAAACCAACAATTGGAAAATGTGATTCTGATGATCTTACTACATTCCCAGTTTTAGGATTAACAGATTCAGCAATTGGAAATAACACAGATGGTGTTGTTACTATTTCTGGAGTAATACTTAACGCAAACACAAATTCATTTACTGCTGGCAATGTTCTTTATGTAGCAGATGGTGGAGGATTAACAGCAACACAACCAGCAACTGGTTCTGGAGCAGTAGCAATAGTCGGAAAGGCTAATGCAACAACTGGAATACTAGTTGTAGGTCAACCAAAAGGCAACGGTAGTTGGGGATCATTGAAAGCAGGATTATCATAATGGCAACACTTAGATCTTCACAACAAGATTCTTATTCAATTGGCTCTGCACCACCTACAGTTAATTGGACAATTGTAAAAGGAGACAGTGCAGGATTTAGAGTATACGTAACAGATGACAATAAAGATCCACTTGATATTTCCGAATGGACAATTGAAATGGAAATTAAAAGACCAACAGTTGCAGGAAATTTAAATGATGCAGATCCAGCAGGAGTGTTAAACCTTACCCCTGTCGCTACAGCAGAAGATGATGATGGAGAATTTACAGTATCCCTAACATCTACTCAATCAAAAAGTTTAAATACTGGAGATATTTTTGATATTGAATTAAGAGATGCTAGCAGGGTATGGACAGTTGCTCGTGGCATATTAACAGTTATTGAAGATATTACAAACAGCGATGAGTCGTAATGGCTTATGCAACAATCATAGATTTATCTAAAAATAAATCAGAAAAAATTTCTAGGATAAATTATCCTAAAACTAAAATAGATGGGTTTGTAAGGTTTACAAAGATACAAGAGGTTTTGCCCTTTAGGGTAAGGTTTACAAACATTGGAATATCACCAACAGCCGTACCTGGAATTGGGCTTCAAATAATCGGAATTAATAACTATATTCTTTAATAATGTGATATAATTTCATCATGGCTAAAGTATCACTTGCAGCAGTAAAATCACTATTTCAAACTGGGGATAGACCCACAGAGGCAAACTATGTTGATTTAATTGACACCCTGTCAGCACAAGCAACAGATTTGGGTAGTTCTGGAAATAACGAATCAACAATTAATGGTATTGAAAATTCAACAGTATTTGATAACTTTTTAGCAAGCGAATTTAGATCAATGAGATATGTAATCTCAATTAAAAAGACTTCTGGTGGCGCAAATAAATTTTACGCCACAGAGATGAATATTCTTGTAGATGGAACAGACGTTTCAGTTACAGAATATGCAACGATAGACAACGATGGGAATATTGGCACCATCTCTGTTTCAAGGGCTGGGGATACAGTTTCACTAACTGTGGTTCCAGTGGGCGGACAAACCCCTATAACTCTACGCTACATGCGTATGGGATTAAAGGCTTAACCAAGGAGATAAAAGATGGCAACCGTAACAAAAGATTTTAGAGTAAAAGCGGGAATTGTAGTTGAGGGATCAACTGCGACCGTTAATGGACACGATATAATCACAAAAGAAATCTTTGACGCAAAGGGTGACTTAATAGTTGGTACAGGATCAAATACTGGTACTAGATTAGCCGTTGGTGCAACCAATGGACACGTTTTAACAGTAGATAGCAATGAAGCAACAGGATTAAAGTTTTCAGCACCAGCAGCAGTTGGTGTTTTTGAATCAAGCATTGTGTTTGAAGGTTCAACAGCAGATGATTATGAGACAACACTTACAGTAACTGATCCAACAGCAGATCGTACAATTACACTTCCTAACGTATCAGGTACTGTAATTACAACTGGTGATTCTGGCACAGTAACTAGCACAATGATTGCGGATGGAACAATCGTAAATGCTGATATTAACGCTAGTGCAGCAATTGCTGCTAGTAAGATTTCTGGAACAGCAGTAACCCAGGCTGACTCAGGAACAGTTACATCCACAATGATTGCTAATGACACAATTGTAGATGCAGACATTAACTCAGCAGCAGCAATTGCTCAGTCTAAGATTTCAGGTCTTACTACTGATCTTGGAAACAAGGCTTCAGCCTCAGACCTAACAACTCACACAGGAGCAACAGAAGCACACGGTGCAACTGGAGCAGTAGTTGGAACAACAAACTCACAGACACTTACAAACAAAACACTTACAAGCCCCGTAGTTTCAGGACTTACACTTTCAGACGGTTCAATCGTTCTTGAAGGTGCTACAGCAAACGATCATGAAACAACTATTACAGTAACTGATCCCACAGCGGATCGCACTATTACTTTGCCAGATGCTACAGGTACTGTTGCTCTTACAAATAATAAGTTGGATGCTTTTGCTGCAACCTCTTCATCAGAACTTC